AGCATCGAAATCCCTTTCTAAAAAAGATAGAGCTATATTAACAACAGCGTTCTATAAATTAACATATGGTGCTTTATTAGAATACAAACCAAATGACAAATATAAGATTAATATATCTTGGGTAGGTTTTTTAAACTTAGCAGGATTTTATTTAAATCTTATTATGGGTAACACACCTGCTCTAAAAAATAGAGGTAAATATGTTATAATCAACGAAGGCAGAGAGGGTGAATTACTACATAATTTGGAAATTATGATTACCGATTTGCAAGATAGAGATAGATACATCTACGATGCCAAAGGTAAGTTGATACCAATGACTAAAAAAGATATATCTGGTAAAGATGTAGCTATCTTAGATAAGAAAGGATTACCTAAGTATTGGGAGAATGAGCACGGATTTCTTCGTAAAGACCGTAGTCCAACTGTTCAGAATTATAAATCTAAGCAAGAAATTATGGCTATCGAATTCGATAAAACTTATTTATCTGATTTAGAGGCTTTAGGTATTATAACATTGGTAGATACTCAAAGAGTAATGAGTAACTTTCAGAAACGAGTAACCGCAGTTAAGCAAAATATGGTAGATGCTTTTAGTGGCAAACGAATGAGTTTTGGAGATGTGACAACAGGTAGAACCGCAAAAGCGCATGTTGGCAAATATACTAAAGGTAATAGTGAGCAAGTAGTGGGTAGTTCTAAGGCTAATTTACACTCAAAAAGTGATGAAGTATTTTAATAATAATTGGGGAGAAAAAACTCCCCAATTTATTTGGTAATAACAAAAAATAGTTGTATCTTTGTTATAACAAAAGCCAAAAAGTTTATATTTAAATATAGGAATATATCGATATAAACCTCAACTTTAAAAACAATTTTCTAAAACTTAAAACAAAAAAAGCAATGGACATTTCATTAGCACTGAAGAGATTTAGCTCTCTTCAAAACAACACAAAGAAGTCGGATTCAATTTGGAAACCGGCAAACGGAAAATCTCAAATCCGTTTAGTACCTTACAAATTCAATAAGGATAATCCTTTTATCGAATTGTATTTTCACTACAATATTAACAACAAAACTTATCTATCTCCAATTTCATTTGGAAGACCTGACCCTATCGTAGAGTTTGCTGAAAAGTTAAAACGCACAGGAGACACTGATGATTGGAAAGCAGGTAAGAAGATGGAGCCAAAATTAAGAACATTCGCACCCGTTATCGTAAGAGGTAAAGAGAACGAAGGTGTTAAGTTTTGGGGATTTGGTAAGACTGTTTATCAGGACATCTTAGGTTACATCGCTGACCCGGATTACGGAGATATTACTGACCCAAATAGTGGTAGAGATATCGTATTGGAAGTAGTATCAGCTGAAGAATCAAATGCAGCTTATCCAACAACTACAATCAGAGTTAAACCTGCAACTTCTAAAATATTAGATGATGCGGCTCAAGTTCAACAAATGTTGGATTCTCAAAAAGAAATTACGGAATTGTATTCTGAATTATCTTATGATGAGTTAAAAGGTGTATTGGAAAATTGGTTAAATCCATCAGCTCCTGCTAACGGAACAGGTAACCCTGTAAACGAAGCATTGGAAGCACCAAAAGCACAACCTGCTAAAGTAGTAGAAGCTAAAGAAATTCCAGGCGTAGGTATTGGTTCTTTACCAAATGATTTACCTTGGGAAGATGAAGCTCCTAAAGCTCCAAAAGCAAAGGATGATGTAGCATCGGCATTCGATGATTTATTTAACAATTAATTAAACCAGTTACAATGGCAAAAAGAGAAGAAGATTTAGCAAGTTTACTTGCCGATTCTCTAAACAAACAAAATAAGGATGGTAAGATTGCATACTTTCTGACAGATGAAGGAGGCGACGCCCCTACAAATGTTAAAGATTGGTTATCTACGGGTAACGCAATGTTGGATGTAGCAATTTCCAATCGTCCTTATGGTGGATTGCCAGTTGGTCGTATTACTGAGATTACGGGTTTAGAGCAGAGTGGAAAATCTCTGCTCTCCGCCCATCTCCTTGCCGAAACCCAAAAGAAAGGTGGAGTAGCAGTATTGATTGATACGGAAACCGCAGTTAGTAGAGAATTTTTAGAGGCAATTGGGGTAGATATTTCAAAACTCCTATATGTTTCAGTTGATACTGTTGAAGGTATCTTTGAAGCATGTGAAACAATTATTGAAAAAGTAAGAACGGGTGATAAAAACCGATTAGTTACAATTGTAGTAGATTCAGTAGCGGCAGCATCAACTAAGTTAGAATTAGAAGCTGATTATGATAAAGATGGTTTCGCAACTGGTAAAGCTATTATTATTTCTAAAGCAATGAGAAAGATTACCAATATGATTGGTAGACAATCGATTGCTTTAATATTCACAAATCAGTTAAGACAGAAGATGAACGCAATGTTTGGCGACCCTTGGACAACATCCGGTGGTAAAGCATTAGCATTCCATGCTTCGGTTAGATTGAGATTAAAGAGTATGGGACAACTTAAAGCCGGAGATAGAATCGTTGGTATTAAAGTTCGTACACAGGTTATTAAAAATCGTATGGGACCACCACTAAGACACGCAGATTTTGATATCTTCTTTGATAGAGGTATTGATAACTATGGTGGTTGGTTAGCAGTTATGAAAGATGGTAAGATTGTAAAGCAAGCAGGAGCTTGGTATGAATATACTGATATCGATACTGGTGAAATTATGAAGTTCCAATCAAAGGATTTTCCTAAGATGTTGCAAAATGAGGAACTAAAAGACCAAATCTATCGTAGGATTTGTGAGGCAACAATTTTATTATACAAAAACAATTCCAATTCGGATGAAGTTGAAGTAACAACGGACGAAGCAAATGAGTCAGATTAATAAGAAGTATTTAGATATACTAAAACAAATAGATGAAGAACATAAAGGTTTCGGTGATTTACATCGTAATTCGAAAACCTTAGTTATTGATGGTCTTAATACCTTCATTCGTTCTTGGTCAACAGCACCTAATCTTAATGAGAATGGTGACCACATTGGAGGAATAGTCGGTACTTTAAAAAGTATCGGCTACGCCATCCGTACATTAAACCCTACAAGAGTAATCGTAGTATTCGATGGTAAAGGGGGCTCACAAAGCAGAAAGGATATATATTCAGGCTACAAATCTGAAAGAGGTAAGAACAAAATCAAAATGAGATTGAATCGTGCCGCTTCGGTTGAAATGAATCCTGAAGAAGAAAGCGCATCTATGAAAAGGCAAATGCTTGGATTAGGTGAGTTACTTTCAGCTCTACCCGTTTCCATTATGATTTACGATGGAATTGAAGCCGATGATGTTATTGCATACATCGCTACTCAATTAAAGCAGGAAAATGAGAAGGTTATTATAATGAGTACCGATAAGGACTTCTTACAATTAGTAAACAAAGATGTAAGTGTATATTCTCCATCTAAAAAGAAAGTTTACAATATTGATGAGGTCAAAGAAGAGTTTGGTATTCATCCACATAATTTTATCAATTTCAGAATGATTGATGGCGATAAATCCGATAATGTAGAAGGTATCGCTGGTTTAGGATTAAAAACAATTATTAAATCATTTCCAATATTAGCAGATGAGGGAGTACATACTACCGAATCTATGTTAGAATTCATCAAAGAGCAACCAAAGAAAACAAAAGCTCATGATTTATTTGAAAATAATTTGGAAATATTAAAAAGAAATCGTAAATTGATGCAATTATCTGAACCTACCTTTAGTGGCAATCTCCGTATGAAAATTATGGATAGATATAACGAACCAATGGATAAGTTCAGTAAGCAAGAATTTTTAAAAATCGGATTGAAAACGCGTATATTGGATTCATTTCCAAATGTTACGGACTGGTTACAATCCACATTTTCTCACATAGCAAAATTTTAAACAAATGGCAGAAAGATTAGCAAAACCATTAGGAGATAGAGTTCTCCTAACTGAAATTGAAGGTGAAGCACAAACAACCGCAAGTGGAATTATTATTCCAGATAGTGCAAAATCGGAAGATGTAAAAAGAGCAAGAGTAGAATCGGTAGGACCTGGTATCTATACACAAAGTGGAGTAGCAATTCCAATGAGTGTGAATGTAGGCGATGAAGTAATTTTACCTCCGTATCATCAAGGACAAGAAATTAAAATTGGTGGTAGCAAATATATCATTTTAAGAGAGTCAGAAATCTTAATGGTTATTCAATAATAAATAAACATGGACAAAAAGTATGAAGTGTATTAAATGTATCAAAGTAGCCAAAGGTTACGAATTAAACGAAATCCGTAGAGTATCAGATATTGATGCTGATGAAAGAGTAAAAGGTGGATATTGGAAGTTTATTCCAAAATCAGAATGGAAGGATGCGACTCGTAAACCAAAGAACGACCAAGCTGCCGACCAAGCTACCGACCAAGTAGAAAGACCGAAATCAAAAAAACAATTAAAGAAACAAAAAGCTGAAGCATAATGGAAGTAATAGATACATTGGTGAAATATGGACAATCGTATCAATCTAAAGTTGTTGCTTCTCTTATAACGGATGTAAAGTTTTTAGAACAGGTAAGTGAAATTACCAAACCTACATTTTTTGAATCACAAGCAAACCAATGGATTATCGATTCGGTATTGCATTACTTTGGTGAATATAGAGCAACTCCAACTATGGAGGTGTTCAAAATTAAAGTAGGCGAGATTGAGGATAAAGGTTTGAAACAAACTGTAATTGAACAATTAAAGCATGTTTATACGCAAGTAGGTTCAGAGGATATCCCATATGTAAAGAAAGAATATCTTACATTTGCGAAAAATCAAAAAGTTAAAGATGCCTTATTAAAATCGGTTGACCTTCTTAAAGCAGGAAACTACGATAAAATCATAGATACAATGATGGCTGCATCCAAAGTGGGTGTAGAATCTGATTTGGGTATGGATTATATCGATGAGTTTGAGTTGATTATGGAAGATGTCAAACGAAATTCAGTATCGACTGGATGGGAGGTTATCGATGAATTAATGGATGGTGGATTAGGACCAGGCGAATTGGGAGTAGTTATGGCACCATCTGGTATTGGTAAGAGTTGGTTCTTATCAAAGATAGCATGTTCGGCATTACAAAAGGGTAAAAATGTTTTACATTACTCATTAGAGTTATCCGAAAGTTATGTAGGACAAAGATATACCACAATTTTGACTGGAATCCAAACATCAGAACATAAAGAACGAAAGAGTGAAATCATCAGAAAGATTAAAAGTACGCCGGGCAGAGTTCGTATTAAATACTATCCACCACAATTCGCATCTTCTAAAACTCTTGCAGCTCATATTGAGAAGTTAAAACAAATTGGATTTGCACCTGATTTAATCATCATCGATTACGCCGATTTATTAAAAAGTGGTAGTGGTAGAGATGGGTTATATGCTGAATTGGGTGGAATTTATGAGGAGTTAAGAGGATTAAGTGGTGAAATGGGTATTCCTATTTGGACAGCAACTCAAACTAATAGAGCAGCAATTGAGCACGAAGTAATTGGTGCAGATTCAGTTGGTGATTCTTATAAGAAAGTACAAACCGCCGACTTCATTATGAGTGTTAGTAGAAAAACAAAGGATAAACTATCCAACACAGGTCGAATTCACATCGTTAAAAATAGATTTGGACCTGATGGGATGACATTCCCAGCAAAGATTGATACTTTTCACGGTATTATGGATGTGTTTGCAGCAGCATCGGTTGATGGTATGACTGCTACAAAAGATTCTAAAAATGGTGAAAATTTAGAAAAAAAATTATTACATAAAAAGTATGTGGAGAATATGGGATAACTGAAAAAAAGTCATATAAAATTTTCTAAAGAAAAAGAGAAATTTGTTAAACGACAAGATAGTTATATCTACACTTCAAATAAAAATTTATAAAAACGATGAGCAAATTATTTACGGATAGAATCCCCTACAAACCATTTGAATACCCAGACTACTATAATGAAGGTTGGTTAAAGCAAATGCAAGCATTTTGGTTACATACTGAAATACCAATGCAGGGTGATGTGAAGGATTGGAATGAAAACTTAACAAAAGAAGAAAAACACTTAGTTGGTAATATCCTTTTAGGATTTGCTCAAACCGAATGTGCAGTATCAGACTATTGGACTGGTATGGTTACTAAATGGTTTCCAAAGCATGAGATTAGACAGATGGCAATGGCATTTGGTTCACAAGAAACAATCCATTCAGTTGCATATTCATATCTTAATGAAACATTAGGATTAGATGATTTCGCAGGGTTTCTACATGATGAAACAATGAAAGAAAGATTTGAGTTATTAACAAACACAACCGCAGATTGGACACCAAAAGATTTGGATACCAATCATCAGGCTAGAGTTGAGGTTGCTCGTTCACTTGCCATCTTTTCGGCATTTGCGGAAGGTGTAGCATTATATTCATCATTCGCTGTATTATATTCATTCCAAATGAGAAACCTTTTAAAAGGAATCGGACAACAAATGAAGTGGAGTGTTAGAGATGAATCACTTCACTCAAAGATGGGAGTACAATTATTCAGACATATGTGTGAAGAGTTTCCTGAATTGTTGGAAGAAGCTAAAGCCGATATCTACAAAGCAGCTGAAATTATTAGAGATTTAGAACACAAATTCATTGATAAGATTTTTGAAATGGGTGATTTGGAGAATCTTAAAAAAAATGACCTAAAAGAATTCATTACAAAAAGAGTTAATGAGAAGTTAGCAGAATTGGGTTACAATCCAATACCAGGAGGAGATGATTACTTTGAATTTGATGAGAAGAAAGCATCCGAATTGGATTGGTTTTATCATCTTACAGGAGGAGTTACACACACCGATTTCTTCGCAATGAGACCAACGGATTACTCAAAAGCAGGAGAAGGTGAAAATTGGGATGATATATTTTAAATTATAAGTTATGAAAAATTACGGAGAAGAATACGGATGGGAAGTAGATGTTGATTTCCCACATTGGGGAAATAATGAGATATA